TAATTGATCCACACATCTCTACCTTTCAACATCTCTACGAACTCCGGAGTAAAGCAACTTCTACTCTCGTTTTGCACGTTCATTACATATGGGAAATACCTGCTCAGGACCAGACGATCCTTCTTGCTCTTTGTAATGAGAACTACTGCCGGGTCAAGTTCCTGCAGTATTTTGATGTTCTCAACAATACTTGTCTTAATGTTACTCTTCCATCTCTCACCTTTCTCTCTCTGTGGAAAATATATTTTGAATCCACTTTCATATTGGTATGCATAAACCAATTCACTCTGAGGAAACTGTTCCCTTTTCCGGTTGATAAATAACTCTTTCAGTGGGTACACTTTCTCATTTTTCAACTCATCTACAGTAATGCCAAACTGTTTCCAATAATCAGCATCTCTCTCTTCCCACTTTCTCGGATTTATCTGGATAAAAGTGTATCTCTTTATATCCATTACCGGCTTTGTATAGGTTGACAAGACTTCTTTATAAATCTTGTTATCCTGTTCAAGCAAACCAAAGTTCTTTGCAATCTTCTTCATTGCATCACCTATGGATAATCCATACTTCTGCTGCACAAATTCAATACCACTACCGGAATAAGAAGAGTCTGCAAAATCCTTATGACGTAACTGACCTGACTCATTCATATAGATAACAAAGCTTGGATTGTTATCCTTACGCAAGGGGTTACAAAATGCATGATTTATTGTAAAGTTCCCGATCTCATACCGGTATATGTCATAGTCACTGATCCTACTATAGATCAGTTGTAAGCTCACCGGTTCTTTCTTCTTCTCTACTGGCATCGTTTCCTGGTTTTGTAAAATTACTAATCAGCATGAGATATATCTCTTTCAGTGTAAAGAACTCCCGGGTCCAGTGATCATTTACAACCTTTTCCACTTCTCCATTAGCATTCACTACAGTCTGATAAAGATTATTCTCCGGCTCAGATTCTGTTATCTGTTTCCACCTATCCTCAGCAAGACACTCTGCCAGACCAACTATATCAATTTCTACAAATACTGCTTCTTGTTTACCCATTCTTTTTGTCTTTTATTGATTCAATGTAGGCATTAATAGCCACTTCGTAAATATCACACAAGTACACTTTCCAATCTTTGTATATGTCCGGATGATTTATATCTCCGTTATACCAATCCATCAATAACTCATGTGCACAATCTCCTTCTTCGTACTCTTTTTCATTAAGTTTACAGAGATCTCCTTCTGTAGCAATATTATCACTTCGATGATAATCAGGATAATACTTTTCAACAAAACCCCACGGACCTGTTATCTCTTGGTACTCACCGGTAACATCTGATTCAACTTCTTTTACAGAGTTTACATAAATACCTGAATCATGTGCCCAACCCATCTCTTGAACTATCCCATCAGATACAACAAACTGATGTCGTATACCACCTACTGCATCATATAGTTTATCCTCATCAACTTCTACTTCAATTAGATACTTCGCCATCTTCTTTTGGTTTTAAGCACTTATCTAATATCAGCCAGAGATCATCAAGCGTAATAGCTTCTTCTGTATCCTCTAACTTATCGTCCCATAAAGAAACAGAGGCCGAAGAAATCTCCTCGGCCATCTGTTCATACTGTTCTTTTGTTATCTGCATACTATGCTTTTTGGATACGTTCCATAAACTTAGCTATCAGGGCAGCTTGTTCCTTCTGGAACTCTACCATGATATCACGGTTTCCTTTGGTCATACCACCCGGGAGCTCCGGCATAGATACCTGATCCAAGATCTTTACCATCTCGATTTTCTCTTCCATCACTTTGATGAACTCAGAAGTGCTCTGTGTAAGCTTTGCCGGCCCATCTGTATTTCTTCTTGTCCACTGCCTTTTCTGCCTCTCAGGAGCTGCTGTTCCTGCAGTTGGATCTGGTGTCACCGTTGGTGCAGGTGTTTGTGTTGTTGTAACTTCCGGCATAATTGCTGCTGTACCTGTTCCCGGTACCTGATGTACTGTTTCTGGATTCATCTCTGTTTCTGTTTCTGTTTTTACTAAAATTGCTAATGCTTCAATTATAAATTCTCTCTCGTCACTGTTTACTTTCTCTTCATTGAGTAAATACTCATCCACTTCTGTTATTGACTGCAGACGGTTGAAGATGTTGAGACAATTCTCAACAACTTCAGGGTCCACATCGTTACGGTAAAATACTATCTCGTCCGTAATAACATTTATTACGTAGTCATCTATTAACCTAAGGTTTATCATCTTTTATTCTTTAGTAGTCTACTCCTGAATTAGATTCACTATTGATTATTGTCTCGTTACTTGTCTGTGGATGATCTCCTTCTTTGAAAGGTGCCAGCATCTGTATTTTATACGCATCCTTTGTACCGTTTTTGTTTACAAGGTTGTCATAAAACTTAGCAAGAGCTTTGTCTGCACCATTTTTCGGATCCCAAAGATTGTTCATCACTGCAATACGAAGTTTCTTAACCAGGTAATTCGGAATAAACTCCTTGTAAATATGCTGGTAATAATTTATCGAACCTTCTTTTTCAGAAATACGTACAGTAGCCAAGCCTGTTACGTTTGTAGTGATTATGTTCTTATTAAGATCTTCACGTACATCCGGATCAGTTTCTGCAAGATATTTTTTCTCAAGTTCTATACGTGTACCATATTCCGACTTGGCATACTTCACAGGATCCAGGAACAGTTTGTTTACATCTATAAAGATGTTGGTATTCTTTGATCTGAAGTTTGCCTGACCATACCATGAACGAAGGAAGTTGTAAAGATCAGCCTCACCCTGAATAGCAGGTCTTACTTCACAAGCATCAATAACTTCACCATTCTTATCTTCAAAGTTTCTAAACCAAGACACGAGATCTTCTTCCTGGGAAACCCATGAATACGAACCTGACTGATTTACAAACTGAGTTTTGCCAGAAGTTCTACCTACTGCTACCTCGTTTATGAGATAGAAAGTATGGCTGATTTTTAACTTTTCCGGATAATCTATCTCCATCCAAAAAGTTATCAATGCCTGCTCTTTGTTATTGAACTTGTTTGTTTCGATATAAACAGGTTCTTCCTTTGGTTCAAATCCTAAAATCTCACTAAGTTCTTCCTTTGTAGGATTTACAGCAATAACACGACCTGAAAAGAAGCCGGTGTACATTTTTTTCTGAAATGGTTCTCTCTTTTGAACGCTCATTTTTTCTAGTTTTAATACTCAATTAATAAATACTTCTTTCTTTTTAATGCTACTAATCTTTTACAAAGATCTTATTCCAATCAAGCTCACCTTTGTAACCAAGAAGGTGCGGTGATCTGATACCACCAATCTTCTCACTGTTACCTACAAACGAAACCATCATCTTACCATCCTCATTCCACACATTACCTATTGCATCACATAAACGTGGGATAATATCCCTTGTCTTGCCAACCAGTGCAAGATCTTTTACCATCACAAGCTCACCATTCTTTTCACCAACCATTTTATCTGCTACGTGGCAAATAAAGATGGTACATATTTTACCAAGATCCTTCAACTCATCATAGATACCCATGATTGCATCCCTGGTATATCTGTAACCGGCACCGTTAGGGAGTGTAACAACACTCTCATAGTTAGGATCACTTGGCTTCAGCATGTTACCATTCTGATCCCTGTTGAACTTCTTACCCATGACAGAGTTCATGTAGTTCCATGTACCTACCCATTCTGCATCCATATCAAGCTGAGACAGTGTGTCAATAACTACGTAGTCATAAGGATGTCCTTCTTCACGTATTTTTGCTGCAAGCTCTTTCAGCCACATAAACTTCGCAACCGGTGTGTTCTTTACAGGTGTTACTATCATACCCTCTATGAAATCACTACCTCTCTCGACATCTATAAGAAGACAGTTCGGCAACTTAGCTGCTGCTGTAGTTTTACCTACTTTCGGCTTGCCATACAGAACCATTGTTCTTGGGTTCGATGTTTTTGGTTTGGATACAGTCTTCGGTAATACAATACCTGTACTTTTTTCTTCACTCATATAATTGGTTTTTGATTACTAATCTTCTTTAGTTGCTTTTAATTCATACTCTTGCTGTGTAATATATGCACCAAGAAAAGCATGAATTTCTCTAACTTGACCAAGAGTAAGTTCTGCATAAATAAATTCTACCGGAAGTTTGAAATCTGTACCCTTTCCATCTTTAGTTTGAAGAACTTTTTCTGTTTGGATAGTCATTTCTACTCCACCGGTATGGAATACAATATCTCCAAATTGAAGTTCTTCTTGACTACTTACGTCTACGTAAGGTGTAATTTTTAAATAGCTCATAATTGTTATTGTTTTTTAGTTTTTAATCTTCAAGAAAAAATTGACCAGTAGTAACTTCCTGGTATATAGCATCTGTACTATCTTTCTTCTTCGGCAATGTTTTGAATATTCCATACTCCGGCTGTAATGCCATAGGAAACTGTACACCGTTAGTACCAAAGGAGTTTTTCAAGATGTGTAAGGATCTGTAGAAGGTTTTGAAATACTCATCTCTGAAACCTTTCAGTGTGTAACCATTCTCCTTATGTCCATCCAAATCACCTACAATATGCCGGTACGGTTCGAACAATGCCAGAACAACGTCAGCATCGTGCTGTGTCTGAGACGAGTCAGCAAAGTCACTCAGCTTTGGGGCCAAGTCACCGAGCTTCAGCCTTGATACATCAGCCAGGCTACGATTCAACTGCTGAATGATAACCGGTGAGAAACCGTATACGTCACGAGCTTGCCTCATTACACTACTGAACTTATCAATCTGCCCCTTAGACTTCTCAAGATCCTTCTCCGGCTTCAAGATACCAATGTGGTCAACAATAACCAGTACTATGTGATTAGGATGATTTGGTATGTAGGTACGATCAGCAAGGATATTCTCCATACTCTTGTCTGTCTTATCCTTATCAACGATTGTACCGTTCTTTCTTGCAAATGCCTCAAGGTAAGCACTGATACCCGATGGGTTCTTACTACCTTCCCATGCAATCAAGAGATCATCTTTCTCCCACTCATTAAGTATATCGTAGTGTTTCTGTACAACAAGATACTCCTGATCATCCATCTTGAAATTCTTCTGCCGGCTCAGTATCTTCTTTGGTGGTATCTCAATACCCTGCTCAGTAAATATCTTACGAGCCAACCATCGTGCACTATACTGGTACATTTTACGCTCCATACCAAACAGAATGATACTCAACTTGATGTTCTCATCCTTGTTCTTCAGATACCACTCTATAGGCCGGATCATAAACATATCCTGAGCAAGAGTTGATTTACCTGAACCTGTCTCACCACCAATTACATAACTGGTATTCTTAGCAATATCAATGTAGTCACCTATCCTGTCATAAAGCACAGGTATGATACCGGCTTTACCGTTTCTACCGTTCTCGATCTCCTTATGTAATTGCTCTGATAAACTCATTATGCACTGTTTGATTCCGTATCATCGGAAAGTTCCTTTAACTCTTCATCCTTCCAGTAAGCAAACCTACAACCATTAAGATAAGCAACTGTTGCTTTCATGTACTGGAAATCATTGTACTTCGGATTTGTGTGTTCCCAACTCCTCATCTTCCTTGTCTCAACCTCTACCTTTAAACAGTAGAGCATTTCTTCGTCTGTAAAGTTTGTCTCCTTCTTTGCTTTATTGTAAGCTTCAAAGGTTTTAAACTTGTCATCTCTGAGTGCCCTGGTACCGGTAAACTTTCTACCCTTGAACATAAAGTTCATGCTTGCCGGAAACGTACACCACCACTGTTCAAACTCTTCAGGATATTGTATGTTCTTTTTCTCTCTCACTGGCCTGTATTGCTCATGCCACTCCTCGTAACCACCATCAGGATTAGCCTCTAAAAAGGCCTTGATGTTCTTGAATTGCTGTAATGTAACTGACATAAAACGAGCTTATAAATTTACGATAAATAGTGCTTAAAACAAAGAAATCTGACCAGAATCTTTTTGCCTTATATCCTTTACAGTACCCGGTAAAATCTTACCGAGAATGTTATAAGTTTGATTTATATAGTAGTCATAATCAATGTTATAATCTTCCCACTTTTCTACTGTAAATGGTCGGTTGAATAGTACCTGTAGATTGCTTGTTGATTCACAAGATGACTGTACTGGCCCTGTCTTTTCAGAGTGAGGACTCTTGATCTTGTACAGCTTGCCGGGAACTGTTTCTTCTTTCTGTTCATCTACAATCTCATTGGTCTTAGCACAATAGTAACGTACCATCTTATTGAGATCATTCACCTTACCGGTACTCCTGTCAACCAATCTGTAGAAGTAGTCTCGTGATGCTTTCTTGGCAATACAGAAGTCAAAGATATTCCGATGGTTTCTGATAGTATCTGCTACCGGTATACCTTCAGCAAAATACTTCTCCAGTGCCATAGGAACAATTGCTTTGGATTTGTTCTTATGCAGCTCATAACTTGTAAGGAAATCACCCTTCTTCTTCAGTCTCTTGCTCACAGGTTTGTCAATAGGTACTCCTACAAACACACCATCAACTTCCTTCCAATCAGCTCTCTTTGCAGTGATATAGTCATTCACCGATGTCTGAGCAAACCATTCGTACTCTACATACTCCAGGTTGCCCATTACGTCATTACCTACTGTCTCTTCCCACTCTTTACAGATACGGTAGTAATCCTGTATTCTATCTCTATCAGTAAGGATTGTAAGACCATCTGTGTTCATTGAGATAACGTGATGACCATTCATTTCCATGGCTTCTGCAAGCATAAAGATGTCTATCTGACTACCGATGGTAACAGACATTGCTGCAAACGGATCGTACTGCCAGTCAAACCTATCACCAAGCCGGCCAAAGTTACCGTTCATTACCAATTTGAAACACTCCTGGAAGTTGTCATACTTCTTATCACCGGTCTCTTTGTACTTCTTCTTAGCTTCCAACCTCTTAGGGATATTGAGAACATAAGCCTCATTCCACTTAGGGCCCAGGTGTGCAGGATAGATATTACTCTTACGTATCTTATTGGGATACATTGAACCAACGTCTGCATCCATAAGGATCTCATTCTTTGTAGGCTTTACAAACCTCGGCTTGTCAGAACTATGACCACCGCCCTTAGCAAACATGTAGGTAGTGCCCTTGTAGGTAAACGGAAACTCCTGCTTCACATTCAGATTCACTCTTGTAGCACCCACTTTACTAAAGAACTTCTTGAACTCAGGAGTCTTGAAATTCATATAGTCAGGAAAGCACTCTTTGAAAAGGAAACCGGTCTTGCTCTTTCTTTCCTTTACCTTCTTGTACAACTGATCATTGTTCAGTTTTGCAAGTTCCATGTACACCTTCTTGTTCAGCTCGGCACCGATCTTAACGTCATTCCAGTTAATAGCGACATCAGAGAACTCATACTCAGCTATGAGGTCAAGACGTAATTGTATCTTGTTCTTGCCGGCATAATCAGGATGTGTTGTATCACCTACACAGAATCTGTACAGAGAATAAGTTGCTCCGATGTCATTCCAACAATAGCTGATAACTTCCTCTATCTCATCTGAGGATAAAGTTTCTTTACGGAAGTCTATAGGTAGCTCTTCTATATCCTTATCCATAGAGAACTCAGTCCACTTCAGAGAAGTTCTTTTAGCATCATTGTCATAATGCAATAGTAGCATCAGGTCAATCTGCTTAAAGTTCATGTACTGCTCTCTGTACTTGGGTTGCAGACCATAGTTACGATCATCAATAGTCTTCTGAGCAAACTCAAAGATCTCATTGAGAACATAGTTCACATCTTTATCAAACCAGTCATCATTATTGAGAATGATAAACTGCAGTACCTGACCGTCAAACCCTACACCGTTATAGGTTACAAGATAGTCCCTGGGGTATTCAAGCAGATGCTTTACTAATGCATCTGCCTGATTTACCCTATGAGATATTTCAAAACGGAAGCGTTTATCAGTACCCGGATCATAACCACAATACAGAAATAGAGCCTTGTATGTCTCAATGTCTGCTACTTCAATTCTTAAATCTTCCGTTTTCATAAACTATGCTGTTAGTATCAACCAATGCTTTGCCGGAGATCTGTATCTTCTCATGAAACTGATTCTCAACATCACCTTTGAATAGCTCCTGTAACATCATCTTTTCAAGGTCATTCTCTGGAGTAAGTGCCAGTTCTATCTTACCGTTTAGAACGAATGTACATTTCATACTTAACTGTTTTTGTACCTAGCTATGTTCTCCATAAGCTTGGTGGTGTGAATAATAAGTTTCTGATTGGCAGTGATGCCGGTCAACCTTGTGTTCCTATCTACCTGATAGGACTCTGCTTTGTTCTTGATCACCTTACTGATTGCATCAAGCTTTGCAAGGATCTCTCTCTTTCTTGCTTCAGATGCATTCCTTCTTTGTTCCGGTGTTGCCCTGATGTATGTACGAGCAATAAACTCCCTTGTTGGAGCTGGCTTTGGATCAGGAACATAGGCTGTACCCATGATAGCTGTACCTGCGAATACGAGGATTCTTTTTGTGTTCTTTTTCATCTGCTGTGTTTTTAGTTTTGGTTAAAAATTATATACCTTTCTTTATCTTTTCGATACAACCAGCATAGCCGGCAAGATCAACGTAAGAATCACGTTTCTCACAGTTATCCTTATTAGCTCTGCATATCTTTAGCCAAGCCATCATCAATGCAACCTGCTCCGGTGTGATTGAAGCTTTCGTGATCACCTCCCAACCTTTGGCTATGTCAGCAAAGTTGTCTGATGTCTTACCGTAATCTTGTTCCCGGTCACCATAAATAAGCGATTGTGCTTCTTCCAGTACTGTCATATGTTTTTGATTATTGTATCCTTATAAGGATAGGTGTAGAATAAGGACATGCCTCCCCTGTAGTCCCCTCCAATTACGGAAAAGGCTAATACAAGG